TTATTGGAAGAGCCAAATGACTCAACCTCAATTGAGAGGCGATAAGGAGTGCGTCGAAAGGATTAGCCCCCCTCCCGGGGGCCCTGATCGTTGCTAATGATCAGGGAGGATAGGTCATACCCCCATCTTAACCAAATACCCCGATTTCTCGGTTCCACGGACTCCCCCACCTCCCCTCACCAGAAGAGGGCCAGTGACACTGGGATCACTCCCAACGTATGGACATCGTACCTTACCTATCGTAAAGGTATACGAAAGAAGGTCGAGGAAGACGTTACGGTAACACACATACTCGGGCACTGTAACTTATCAGCAATCTGGTAAGCCATTACCTCACCAACAACTGGTGACAGTGGATACAGTGTAGACCGAGCAGTGCGGCCGTCCTAATCAACCTCTAGTTCCTTTGGATAAGGAGCAGATGTAGGGCGTATCCGTGGGATACCTTCCGGTATCCCGAGTCCGAAAGTATTCGATCCTCGTACTCGAATATTCTTCCACAGACGGTAGAGATCCGAGAAGCGGGGCTCCAACTCTCGCTCTGAAGCTCGGCTGAGATCAGAGATCGAAAGAGGGATCCTCGCCACCGAATTCTCTAGCTTACGTATCTCTTGATACATAACGGCAGAAATCTGCCGCGCCTGAAGAGAAATACCGAGACGATGGAAATGGGTTATGGTATCACGAACTACACCAATCCGTCTCTCTAGAGTTACTAACTCATTGTTAGTCCTGGTTAAGATAGCTTGGATGACAGGGTCCACAGAAGCCGTATGCTCCGAAAAGAATACGTCTTTGTGTCGCCGATCAAGGACCTCTTCGCATTGGTTGGTTAGCTCTACGAGCGAATCCATCCACGGAGAGACCCAGGTCGACGCCTCATCCCCCCAGACTTGGGGGAGTTGAGGTCCCCGACACCCAACCCATTCTAACCAGTTCTTCTTAGAGAAGGCGGTCTTGGAATCCGGGTGCGTGATGATGACTATGAGCGCCGCCAGGCGCCTGGGAAGGGTTTCCCAGGTAGAACCTAGACGAGCCATATTCTTCATCCCGACCCCGAATGCTGCCATTGCCTGAGATAGCGAGGGTGTCCATCCGAGGTTTAGCCATTGGCACATTGCGACACATGCACTCAGCGATTGCTGAGACATGAGCCACAGGTTCCATGGTAAACCAGAGACGTCCACACCTGAGCGGTAAAATCTTTTCGCAAATTCACCTGATTTGTTCGTACTAATCAGAGATTTTGCTAATCCGATTTCAACGCCCAGGATCTCCATCACCCTCAGGTAGTGCTTCGCGACATCCTCATTCCCAATGATGATGTCGTCACCAAGGACAGCATAATCCTTGAACCAACCATCTACCCCTGCTCTAAAAGCAGCAAACTGCACTATCGCATGATGCGTTAATGCTAACATCGCCCAAGACGAGTAAGCCCCCATGGGCTGGCCAACCGCGTACCGGTAACGCGATGATTCACTATAAAGGTGAATCGGATCGTCCGGACGATCCCTAACCGATGGTAGAAGCGCGTATTCGCGATCTACCAACAGGGACTTCCAGGCCTGAGCAAAATTAGCATTAAACATCACCGCCAGGATGGATTGCTGGATCCGCACTGGAAGCCGATCCGTCGCTGCAGATAGATCAAAACTTGCTAAATACCCAGTTTTGGAGCGCTTGATCAAAGCCTTTACGGGCTTGTGTTGATCAAAGGTCCCATCACTAGGTATTTCCTTTAGCAAGTCAAAGATACAATCATGCAACGGCTTCAGGGCAACCTGAGTCCAGTAATCCACCATGGCAAACACACGAACCTTACCCGCTGCCTCCAACTTAGTAGCCAATCTCCCTGCGAACGGATACCCCGTGGCGTCGTATGACGACACGGCCTCCATTTTCGTCCAAAGAGATTGAGTTCCTTCGTATTGACCACAGTAATGCAGATACCACGGTAGCGATTCTCCCCAATTGGGAGGGATCGCACAGCCCATATGCTTTGGGCCTGGTACATGCATCGCTCCGGTCACCCAAATGTAGGCTGCCCAAGATCTCGATGAGAAAGAACTCATCTGAGGTTTTGAGCAAGCCCCACTCTGGGCAAGAGCGAGGAGTTCGGGTGCAGGTAATAGTGCCGGGTTCATCCCTTTATAGTTCTCATCAGTGACACTCTCTAACCCCTTGAAGAAATGGTCTTTCAACCAAGTCTCCCAAGAGGAAAGGAATGGAACTGACAGTTCTACTCCAGGACGAGTTATGGTCTCCGTCTTCACCTCTGCCGGGTATTTCATTACCCGAAAGAGTCCAAAGAGGGATAACCACAGCCGTAGAAGCTGGTCGTCTCCGCGACGTATCCGGTGACGGTGTAACGAGGGTATAACCCTCGGTATCCCGCTCCGTGATAACGCCACGAAAGCGCCAACTTCACGACTGTCCTTCTTAGGAGAACCACCAGTAGCTGTCATAAGACAGATATTGGCGGCTTTTAACCACAAGACCAGACCCTTCTGACCTCGGGTTCTATAAAGAAGGATCACTACCCTAGAGAATGAGTAAATGGCTCTGAGTCTATCCCGCGTCATCCCTCCGACTGCTAACCGGACTATGCTGATGCACAATCCGATTAGCCGTTGCTGTGTCGTTAGACACAGCCGCCTAGTCAAGCGTGTTGCTCCTCTTATCTTACTCTGGCGAGTCATCGTCAAGAGACGGACAAGTAGGTTTAACATGATTAATTTAATAAATTAATCCGTTTGACCGCTTCGGTATGCTCCCAATTGGGAGGGCCGTAGGCGCCCCTGAGGCGGGGGTCAGTGGATTAGACTGAGGGAGTCTCTGCAATGCAGAACTCCAAGTCAGGAGAATCACCCCGATTCTCCCTCATAGGCTAAGGGTAGCAACCCTGATTTAAGGAGGCGACATCCTCCATACCAAGAGGGTGAATCATTCGATTCCCCAACAAGGAGTCTCATTTAGTAGACTCGGGTCTCTCACTCTGGGAGTAAGAGACACCTCACCTGGGGATAACCCAACTTCCAATCGGAGCTGTACCCTAGTACATCATAGACCCTTCTCGCCGGTATTGATTTCCGGTTGAATGGAGGCAGCAAGGCTGCTCCTCCCGAGGGAATTCTATGACTCTAGGGACCTCACTTACACGTGCATGCTCATGGCATACTCATGCCGAAAGGAAGGGGTCCAGAAAGGACTTCTTCCGGTTGGTCTCGC